ATGAAGCGTCGCCCGCAGGACGAAGAGCACAGCCGAAAGCTCGCGGCAGCCGCCCGACGTCTCGCTCAGGCGCACGCCGATCGGGAAGCCGCCGTCCTCGCCGCCCACGCAGCAGGCATGCCACGCGCGCACATCGCCGAGGATGTCGGCCTCTCACCCATGCACATCAGCCGCATCGTCAAGGCCGCGCAGGCGCACGAGTCGTAGATGCACGAAACCGCCCCACCTCCCGAAGGAGATGGGGCGGTTTCGATGACCTGTCACTTTACTGAGGCTCAATCTCCTCGGGCTCGTCGTCGCCAGCGGGATTTAACGTTGAGAACTCCGGCTCTGGAGACGCGACGGGCACCTGGTCGTCGGATTCAACGATCGCCATGACCACTCGCGCCTGTATGCGAGCGAAATCGAAGAGCGCTTCCAGCGCATCGGAATGTTCAAGAGCCTCCTGGAATTCTTCGGTCGTCACCTTCCTCGCGCGCGGATGCAGCATCTGCGCGGCGACGGTGACATCGCAGCCACCTGATTTGCCTCGTACATGCAAGGTGGCTATCACAACTCGCGCTTCGGGAGTGTCCGCAATTGGAGCGACTCCCACATACCAATCTGCGTGGGGTTCAGGCACAGATCGCGAAGCTGCACTGATGTCCAACACCCTCGGGTCAGCGAGACGGATGGAGTTAGAACGCACCATCAGTGATTCACCAGCCCATGTGGGCGCAGACGTGCGAGCCCCGTCTCCTCACCGAATTTTGTACTGCTCCCCTTCGGTGCACTCCACCGCCGGTAGCCGCTCTCCGCGGCGCGCTCATGGGAGCGCGACCCTTCGTTGGACGGCGGTTCTAACTCGATGCGTATGCGGCGTCCAAGATAGTGCGCAGTTGCCGCAAGCGTTCGGACCGTTATATTGCGCTCGCCTTGAAGTCGGTGAGTAATCTCGGCGGGGCTAACGCCGAGAGCACGCGCAAGATCCGCCCGTGTCATCCCGGATTCCTCCAAGGCCGCTGAAAGGGATTCCGCAGCGGACAACATAGCAGCCTCTTCGGCCAACATCGCCTTGAATTCGGGATCTTCCCGATCGAATGCAGACATTATTCCTCCTCATCGGTTTCGTCGATGGACACGTCATTAAAAATTGAGAAAGCCTTCAAGGCCTCAGTGCGCACTTTCTTGTCGGGCGGCTTTCGGAGTACGCCGTGCGTTGCGTACCAGCGGTTCTCGAACTTGACAACATACAAGCGGCGGCCACCGTTCTGATGGAGTTTCAGTTCATGAACCTGAGCACCGCACCCGGTGGGGTCGTGCACGTCCTTGATGTGTCGCATGTTCTCAGGCGACTTGATGCGATGGCCATCTCGCAACCATTCGAAGTATGCATAGATCTTCGCCCTCTCCCTGGGCTCCAGTGCCTCAAGGAACTCCTCGACGAAGTCTCGACCGTCCGTGGCAGTGACGATGCTGACGACGTCGCTTCCCTCGAAGACGTTAGCGACCTGTTGTTTAGTCACAAGCTAACACGTCCCCCGTCTCGTTGCATGCGTTCTCTCTGCTTAGACGGATAGTACAGGTCACGCTCGGCGTCTACAGCAACCGACTGAACGACGAAACCGCCCCCTCCCGCGAAGCGTCGTCCCGGGTGTCCGGGATCGCTTCAGCGAGAGGGGGCGAAGTCGCGTGTGGGGCGGCTCAGGCGGCGTGCTTGGGTCCGTCGTGGACTCCGGACGCCTGCGCGGCGGCCGAGATGCCCGAGCCCTTGAGAATGCCGTAGTGCACGGCGACGGCGGTCACGAACGTCGCGAAGCCGAGCAGGATGCCCTGGCCGATGTCGTACGGGGTGCCGGTCTCGGCGGAGTTCAGGAGCGAGGACGCGATCGACGTAGCGAACGAGAGCGCCGCGAGCAGCACTCCCTTCACGCCACCCGACCAGGACGCCTTCGTGACGAGCCCCACCAGGATCGGCAACAGCGAGCCGATGACCAGCTGCAGGATGAGTACCCAGCTGAGCGTGAACTCGATGATGGGGGCGTCGGTCGCCGCTGCCGGCGCGAGCGCGGCGCCCGTCGTCAGCACGACGAGCACCGCGGCGACGACGAGCAGCACGAGTGCGCCGCCGAAGCGGTGGTAGCGGACGTGATCTTGAGTCGCGATCGGTTCAGGGATGAGGGCCATGCGGGTCACTCCTTCGGTGGGTTGAAGATGCCCCGGTTGCCGCGCATGAGCGCGTCTTCGAGGGCGGTGAGCGCGATGCTCTTATCGCGGCCGGCGGGCACGAGGCGATCCACTGCGGTTGCCGCAGCGACGATCACCTTCCGGAGCGTGCCGGATGCCACTACCTGCTCGTCGGTGGGAGGGCCCGCCGACACGGACGTCGGGAAGCGCTCTTCGATGGATGGGGATGCGTGGGACATTCGGTTACTCCTTCGTGGGGGTGCTGTCGGTGTCTGGCGTGTACTCAGGCCAGGGCGGGATCGTGCTCTCGTCGACGCAGGGCGCGGCGATGAGTCGGCGGACGAGGAGTGATGCGAACTCTTCGACCTTGCGAGTGCGCCGCGCGTAGTGCTCGGTGCGGCGGCGGGCCTTCTCGACGTCCTCCCATGCCTTGTCGACCTCGCTCCGTTCCCGCGCGGCGCGACCCGTGAGCAGCTGGAACAGGCGCCGTGCGGCTGCAGGGAGGATCGTTCCGACGCCGAGTGTCGTGGCGAGTGCGCCGATGACGCGGAGCGTTTCGAGGTCCATCGTCGTGCTACCTCAGTTTCGGTCGAGGCTCGTAGGCGTACTTCCATGTCTGGATGATGCGGAACACTGCGAGGAGGATGCCGAAGCTGAACAGCGTCATCTGCGCCCATCGGTTGCCCGACGACGTGTTCTGCACGTAGATGACGGTGCCGAGGTAGATGGCGAGGCCCATCAGCAGGAGGCCGCAGGAGAACTTCTCCGCCCACCACCAGCCCGGAAGGACCGCGGATGCGCCGACGACTCCCGCGAGCAGCGAGAGCCACCCCCACGCGACGGTGAGGGCGGGCCCGATCTCCACTTCGATCGACGCTGGCGGTGCGATGAGCGCGGCCAGGCCGAGCAGGATCGCTGTCAGGTAGACGAGCAGGTAGAGCGCTTTCAGGTACGGGTGGATGGACAGCTCGCGCCATGCCCACCGCCCGAACGAGACGCGAGCTGTCACGGTCAGCTCTTCGCGGCGAGCTGCTTCGCGAGGGCCTGAATCTCGCGACCCGTGGACGAGTCATCCTTCGTGCCCGCGTTGATATTCGACCAGATGCCGTAGAACTCACCGAACGGGAGTACGATCTTGGGCTTCGAGAGCTTCTCGATACCCGCGATGGTGTCCTTCGCTGACGCGTCGGGCAGGTCGACGATCTTGCGCACGAAAGTCGGGGTGATGAGCCAGTTGCTCTTGGTCTCGGCGACGAATACGACGTACATTGCTTCCTCCTGGAAGTCGATTACTGCTGACTGGGGGGCGGGCTTGGGAGTGACGGTGTTGGGATAGGTGACCTTGCTGCGGTCCCACCAAGCGGCGGGGGTCCGGCGGACAGCGAAATGCCAGCTCTCCGTGGAGTCCGTCTGGATGAGACCGACGACGCCCATGAGTTCGTGGCGCAACGCCATGTCCTGCACAGAGCAGTCGATAGCGCCCTGACCAGGGCCGGTCTTCGCGTGGTCCGAGCCGCCGACAGGAGCCGCGTACGCAGCCCCACGACGCCTGTGCTGTCCGATGGCGTACCACTGGTTGAAGCCGCCCGTGCTGGTCTTCGAGGCGTCGTCGACGTAGTAGTCGGCGGGCACCCCGTCAGGGCGGTACCCGTCCGTCACTGAGAACGACTTGCCTGCCGCACCGAACTCGTTGGACACCCACTGCACGCGGTCTGCGATGTCATCGCCGAGCATGACCGACGAACGGCCAGCGCCTTTCGGGCCGGTGCCCTCTGTGCCGTAGACGCGCTTCATCGTGACGCCGCGATCTGCTCTGCGAGGGCGCGGATCTCTCGGCCCGTCGCAGAGTCGTCCTTGGTGCCCGCGTTGATGTTCGACCAGATGCCGTAGAACTCACCGAACGGGAGAACGATCTTGGGCTTCGAGAGCTTCTCGATACCCGCGATGGTGTCCTTCGCTGACGCGTCGGGCAGGTCGACGATCTTGCGCACGAAAGTCGGGGTGATGAGCCAGTTGCTCTTGGTCTCGGCGACGAATACGACGTACATGGATTCCTCCACGGTCGGTTCGGGTGTAGCGGGGGCTGGGCGGGCTCCGCTCTGCGCTTCCTTCGCCATGCGCACGAGCCGATCGAGGTCGATGCCGCCCGGGCAGGCAGTCGCATACGACGCTCCGTGCCGCGAGAACACCTCCCGATGGCCGAGCACTCGGTCTCGGTTGATGGGGAACCCGTATCGGGTCGCGCAGTCGGCGATGAGCTTCGCGAGCGACTCGTACGACTGCTCCGAGATGGGCCAGCCGGACGCGTCCCCCGTTGCCGAGTTGCAGGTCTCCACGGTGATCGAACGGCCGTCCCACTCAGGAGACGAGAGCGACCATCCCCGATGCTCCTCGGGGACGACACCGACGATCTGGCCGTCCTTCACGACGTAGTTCGCGCTCACCTCACGCGAGCCGGACGACATCATCGCGAGCACGTTGGCGAGCGACGAGTCGGCCGCGTGGTGCACGACGAAGTGATCCACGGAGCGGCCGCGTGGACCGAGCTGGTTGCCGTTGCCCGAGATGCGGGTAGCGACGCTAGAGAACGTCATGCTGTGCCTCCTATGGGCATGAGAAAAGCCCCGCACGGGTGCGCGAGGCGGGTGAGCGGTGCATAATGAGGCCACCCCGAAGTCAGGAGCTGCCGTGCTGCCGATCCACCGTCTGATCCGATGGTTCATCGCGAGACGCAACCGGCCCGAGGTGTGCGAGCACTGCGACAAGGTGCTCTCCAACAGAAGCGACCTGTGCACCCTCGAATGTCAGCAAGCCTTCATGGACTCTCGCGCCTGGTAGGAGCGCCTACTTCAGGCTCGCCATCCACGCCGCGACCGGTTCAGCCATGAGGATGTGCCCCTGGTCGTTCGGGTGGATACCGTCCGCCGTGAGCGCGCCCTTGTCGACGCGGAACTTCCCGCTGTTCCGAGCGGACTCAAGGTTGTCGGCGATCTCGACGATGCCCTCCAACGGGTGACCGGACTGCCCGACACGGATCGAGCCTGAGCTCCCCGTTGAAGCCGGGGCGCCGCCGGAGATCGGTGCGCCGTCTCGGAGCCAGTTGTTCCACGCAGGATGCACCACCGAGCGCGGGTCGAGGGTCTGACCGGCGAGCGTCGTCCAGCCATCCGTCGTCGACGTGTACGGCGTGGTCGTTGACTGCCACAAGCGAATGCCCGGGTTGACGGTCTTCACCTTGTTCCAGAACGCCAACGCGTTGACGCGTGGCCCTCCCGGCACGGAAGCGTTCATCTCGTTCGTGCCGATCTCGCAGAGCAGATGCACGAGCCCCGGGAAGCCGTTGTAGCGGGTGAAGACATCGTCGCTGACGTTGAAGCCCTCTCCCCCTCGACCGTAGAGGCGGCTCGGTACGTTCGCCGTCATGGCAGCACGCTCGAAGAAGCCGCCGCTCATCGCGCCGATGCTCGCCCCCCAGAGGTGGTCACCAGTCGCCATCGCGATCGAGTCGCCGACCACGCCGAAGGAGACCTGCGTGGTTGGCGCGACGATCTCGAGCGGCAGGATCGGGTACGTGCCGTACGACGGCGTCACCGTGCCGCCGTGGGCGAAGTTCACTCCCGCGGCGAATGCCTCGCCGCGGGGCTGCGAGAGCACCTCGTGAGCGGGGCCAGCAAACTGCCCGCCGGATGGGACCTGCATCGTCGTCCGCACGAAGAAGTCGCCCGCCGGGATGGTCAGATCCACGACGTCGCTGCGGACGTGCTTCTGGTACTGGATCGTCGCGCTCGTGAGGCCACCGAAGAGCGCAGGCTTGAGCGTGCCGTCGAGCAGCTCGATGCCGGCGGTGACCGTCATGTCGTTCGAGACGGCCGCATTCGCGTAGCCGAGCCGCGGCCCAACGATCTGCTGCGGCGCGGTGTGCCGAGTTCGGAACGACACGAGCGTCGCGCCCCCGAAACCGCGAGGCTCGGTAGGAACCTTCGTCCTGATCGCAGCCTGCCTCAGCGGGGCCACCGGCGGGCCGCTCGTGGGGCCGACCCAGGCGCCGTTGATCGACACCTTCGGGTTGGCCGGCACCCACGCTGACCCGTTGTGCACGTTCCAGGTCACGCGAGCCCCGCAGCCTGCGCGTGGGCGAGCGCATCAGCTGGAGTCAACGCCTTGTCGTAGTACGCGGCGCCCGCGACCGTCACGTCGATGCCTGAGTTCGTGCCGTTGTAGCCGATGCCGAGCTCATTGATGGAGACGTTCGTGGAGTTCACGATTGGCGCGCCGACCTGCTGTCCGTTGACGAACAGGTTGAGGTTTCCTCCGTTCTTAATCGCCATCATGTGGACGCGTTGCCCGACGACCGAGCCGTCGGCGAGCACTGTGCCGCCGCCGCCGGCGATCGGGCGTGCGTTGAACAGGCCGATGTTGATTCCACCGGACGAGCTGCCGAACACTCGCCCCTGCCCGGAGGTCACTGAGGGAACCGTCACGATGGCCTCGACGGTCGCTACGGTCCGTGCTGGCTTGGAGATGCCCGTGATGGTGACGCGCCCCGATGTCGAGGCCGTGATCTTCGCCGCCCGGACGCCGTCGCCGATGCCGGCAACGCCGAGCTGCACGCCCCCGGACACGGCAACCGTGACCGCATCAGCACCGAGATTGCGCGGGGCACTCGTCCCCGCGACGTCGTCGAGCGGGAGATACACGGACGGCCCGGAGGCAAGGACGGCGTTCTTGTACGCGTCGGAGGGGGTTGGTGTCGGGCCGAGCCACGTGTAGGACCACTCGGAGGTCCCGTAGAGCACGAAGCCTGATCCTGCGACAGCCCTGACGGTCAGGGTGCGGGCGTCGGAGACTGTGTAGGTGCCGGCTGCTTGGGTCGTGCCGTTCACCCGGTAGAAGACGCCCGACTGTGTCGGGATGGTGTAGCTCGTGATCGTGAACGTGGGGGCGGTCGGCGTGATGACCGTCTTCCCCTCGGACGTATCGATCCACACGACCGGCACGCCGTTGCGGGTGGTCTCCGTCGGCGCGACCGGCTGGGCGACGACGACCGCGCCGACCGCGCCCGCTGCGCGCGTTACGAACTGCGTGTCGAGCTGATTGAGCTTCACTGTCTGCGCGTCGAAGATCGTCTGCTGCGCCGCAGTGAGCCCACCCGCGACGGTCGCGATCGTCCCCGCCGTGACGGTCGTCACCGTCTCCCCGCCCGTAGCTGAGTTGGTGCGAACGTAGTCCGCGAGGAGCTGGTTAGACGAGTCCACCCGCAGGTTGCGGAACCCGTCTCCCTTCGCCTTGATGACGGCGTTCAGGAGCTCGCCGCGCCACATCTCGTACGGCTGCCATGCCGGGATCATGGGCACTGTCGTCAGATCGAGTGGCGTCGCGCCCGCTGGCACAGGGAAGTCGAACGCGAACCGCTGACCGGGCGCGTAGACGGTCACCTGCCACGCCCATTCGCCGCTCGTGGTGAGCAGTGCCGTCGCGGACAGCACCCCCGACTCGAGGACCGACTGCACAGGGATCGGGAGGACCGTCGCGCCCGCACGCTCTTCGCTCACGAACTTGGGCGTGAACACGACCGGGAGGTCGACGCCGATCATCTGCGGGTCGTTGACCTTCCAGGTCACCGCGCGGGTTTCAGCCATGATGTGCTCCTAGATGTAGTTGTGGATCACGCGTAGTGCGCGGCGATCGAGATGTTCGACCAGTTGATGGGGCCGGAGTTCAGGTCCACGGACCCCCACAGCTCCACTCGTCCGGCGCCCGCTGGCATGGACACGGGGGACGTGATGACGGCGTAGAACAGCTGGTCGATGTTGTGGCCGTAGCGGCGCTTCTCCGTGAGCTGACGGCCCGTGCCGTCCTGCAACCACACGCGGATACCCCAGGCAGCAGGGAGGGCGGGAGGTCGCACGAGAACGTCCGCGGTCACCGAGAGGTCCGCGGCGCACGGGAGGTCGACGGGGATCGCGCCGATGAGGCGTGACGTGTTCGAGGTGTCCGTCGCTGAGGATGTCGTCTGCCCGTACACGCTGAGGCTGCCGGAGGAGTCCCGAATCCACCCGGTGCCGTTGTTGCGCATGATGAGGCCGTTCAGGTCCGTGCGGCAGACGCGGACGATGGACCGCACTGAGGGGCCCATGCCTGCGGCGGTGACCGCGGCCAGGTACTCGGCCTGCTCGGTGGCGCTCGCGCACACCATGGGCACGCCGACGCCGATGGTGTCGACGAGCTTCGCCCACGACGTCGCGTCCAGGGGCGTGTCATCGAGTGGTGTCGGGTAGCCGTGCACGGGGGTTGTCCCGTAGGTGTAGGCCATTCAGGTGCTCCAAGTCATTCGAGAGCGCCGAGACGCTCGGTGAGGTTGCGCAGCACGTCCCCGGTGGGGCCGACGTACGCGATGGTCGCGGAGTCCGGGATGGCTTCGAGGGTGGCCTGCCCGATGGGGCGCCCGTCCGTGCCGACGACGACCTCGACGACCGCGCCGATCGCGGTGATGCCGTCCGCTCGCACCCACACGGGCTCGAGCTCCGGCATGATGCGCACCTTCACGCGGCCCACGCCGATCTCTTCGACCGTGCCGCCGAGCGTGGCCGTCTCGCCGCTGCGCCTGCGCGTCCGCGCTCGGAAGATGCGGTGGATGGTGTTGTCCGTCATCGCGCCTCCGTCAACGTCACCGAGTGCTCACCCGCGGAGGTGAGGGTGTGCGACACGACGCGGCCGAGGATGATCTCGGTGCCGGCGAGGCGCGGAACTTTCACGCGGATCGTCATGCCCGCGCGCAGTGTCGGGTCGGGGTGAATGCGGACGTCTCTGGTGCCGCCGGACTCGGCGAGCATCGCCTCAGCGGCGGCCTGCAGGTCCGTCTGCGTGGCGCCCTGCTGGAGCTGCTCGACCTTCCCGACCGTGCCGTACACGTCAGGCTGGTAGCCGTCGTCGAGCAGGCGCCGCACGACGACCTGCGCGGGCTCGTCGCCCTGCGCTGGCAGGACGGCCGTGGCCTTCGACACTCGCGACCTGCTGGCCTTCTGCGGGGCGTCCATGACGACGCCGTGCTCGTACGTGCGCTCCGGGTCGAGGGGGTTCCCGAGGGGCACCGCCGTCAGTGAACCGTCCGACTCGAGCTGCCACCGCAGGCCACGGCTCGCCGCGAGATCCATGAGCGCCTCATCCCGCTTCCCCGACCACGACAGCCCTTGCGGGAGCGCGACGTCGGGGACTGCGAGGCTCACGACGAGCGGAGCCGCGAGGCGACCCGCCTCTCGCAGGAGCGTCGCCCCGGTCGCTGGGGACGACGGGAACGGCCACGGGTCTTCGGCGATGTCGAGGTCTACGGAGTCCGCGACCACGTTCACGCCCTCAGACGCCTCCGTGATGCGGAACGGCGTCAGCGGGTATGCGCGCCCGTCCTGGATGATCTCGGCGCTCAGGAGCTGCCCTGCGGGTCGCAGCGGGTCGTTCATGCCCGTCGGGTACATGCCAGCCGGGAAGTCCACCGTCAGGCGCCCTGAGGGCATCGCGCCGACCTTCTCCGACCACGACCACCCCGTGACGGGCAGGTCGCGTTCGAGGCGCTCAGAGCCCCGCCATGAGTCCACGCGAAGACCAAGCATCACGCCCCCCTGACTTTCCGCCGCATGCCGGCGAACGTTGTCGTCGCCGACCACACCCGCCTGACCGGGTCGCCCCATGCCGTCACGGGGAGGCCCGTCTGCTGCGCCTGCAGCTGCTGCAGCTTGACCGAGTACGTGCGGCCCAACGGCCACCGCGATTCGGAGATGGTGCCGTCGACGCCGGCGAGCATCACCCGCGGGATCGTCGACCCGCCGTCGCAGCGCTCCGGGATGTGGAGCACCCAGAAGCGGCCCGTCTCGAGCAGCCTCCGCGCGTCCGCGACCTGGTCGATGTCGACACGGAACTCGAACGACCACGCGGGCGCCGTCGACGAGAGCGCCCGATGCTGCACCGCGAAGCGGGAAGCCAGCGGATACGCGTAGGTGGCCCGCGGGTCGATGGTCACGGCCGCGTCACCCTCCCAGAGGACGGGCACGGAGATACGCCCGTCCTCGGAAGTGAGGATCGTGTCGATCGTGTCGTCGTCTCGGTGAGCGCGGACGCCCGGCCGGGACTTCACCGTCGACCCGACCCTCGTCGTGTACGTCACCGGCTCGTCGACGGGCGCAGCGGGGTCGGACACCGCAACCGCGGCACCGATCCCCACCCCCTCCGCGACCAGCCAGTCCACGCCGCCCGACTCGGCGGTGACCGAGTACGCCACCCCCGAAGGGACGACGTCGGTCACCACCGTCGCGAGCTGCGTGTGGCGAGCCTGGAACGTGATCATCCGACCTCCTCAAGAGTCCGCACGGCCACGTCAGCGGCCTCGACGCGCATGCGCCCGATGAGCTGACCGTCCTGATCGACGATGACGAGCTCGGACGGCATGCCGGCGTTGCTCGTGTTGCCGTTGGCGTAGTTCTCGATCGCTTCCCACTGGCCCGCCGTCATGATCGGTTCCGGCTTCCCCGTGCCGTTGTAGGCGAGGGTCAGGCCGGGCTCGAGGACGCCGCCGGAGTCGTAGGTGCGTGTCGGGAGGTCGCCGAACACGCCGCCCTGGTTGGCGACGTGCACGTGGTCGAAGTGGCCGGCGACTTCCCAGAGGATCTGCCGCCACCCGCCGATGCTGCGCACCTCGTTCGCGAACGCATCCATGACCGAGTACGGTCCGGCGACGTCGACGGCGGGGTTCGTGGCATCCATGTGGTAGCTCGTGGGTGAGCCACCGACCGCGGCGTTGTAGGCCGGGTCGCGGTAGGTGTCGGTGATCATCAGCGACGGGTACTTCGCGAGGATCGGCTGCAGCCGTTCGAGGGTGATGCCCCCTGCCCAGTTGCCAGTGCCGGACGGTGAGGGCGGCAGGATGTTGGTCTGCGCCCACTCCGCGATCCCGTCGATGGCCTTGAGCGGGATCTCCGCGACCATCGACCCGAAGGAACCGCCACCGATGGACTCGAGGAGCGCCTTCACGGGTGTGCGGATGAGCGAGTCGATCGCGCCGGACGGGTCCGACATGATCTTCGCGACGTTCCCGACCGCGTCCCCGATCCAGGAGGCCGCCCCGGCGATTCCGCCGGTGATGTCGTCCCAGATGCCACCGCCTGCGAACGCGACGCCGTCAGCGGAACCTCGGGCGCCGTTGACGGAATCGAGCCACGCCTTCCCGCCGAGCGCACGGAGAGCGTCCGGGCGGATGATGCCCTCACCGCCGGACAGCGCGAGCCGCCCACCCGTGGGTGAGTAGAACTCGTGCACGTCCCGACCCGGCGTGTAGCCGGGAAGGACGCCACCCTGCGCGAACGCGATCGGCGAGGCCTCCGGCATGCGAATGTCGAGACCGACGGCTTCCGCGATGTCGTCGAACAGCGTCTTGATGCCGTCGTTGTAGACGGTCTCGATGACGAAGTTGATCGGCGCGACGGCCGCCTTCTTGATGTTCTCCCAGACGGTCGCGATGGTGGAGCCCATCGACTCGAATCCCGAACCGATGAAGCCGATGACCGACTGGATTCCGGGCCAGAGGGTGTTCGTGATCCAGTCAGCGACCACGGAGATCGCGGACTGAATCCCGGACCACACCGGCGTGATGACGTTCTCGTAGAGCCACGTGAACACCGCTCCGACCGCCGTGAAGACGGGCGACACGACGTTCGTGTAGAGCCAGTTGAAGATCTGCCCCCACAGCTGCATGTACGCGACGACGCCGTTCACGATGGGCGTGATGACGTTCGTGTAGAGCCAGTTGAAGATCGCTCCGACGGCCGCGAAGACGACCGACAGCACGGACGTCCACAGCCAGTTGAAGATCGCCGCCCACGCTTGGACGAGGATGACGATGCCGGTGACGATCGGCATCACGACGTTGTTGTAGATCCAGGAGAAGATCGCGCCGATGGCCGTGAACACGGGCGAGAGGACGTTGTCCCACAGCCAGGTGAAGATCGCGGCCCACACCTGCACGTAGAGGACGATCCCCGCCACGATGGGCGAGATCACGTTGTCGTACAGCCACGTGAAGATCGCCCCGATGGCGGTGAACACCGGGCTCAGCACCGACTCCCACAGCCAGGTGATGGCCGTGGAGATGAAGCTGACGATGTTCTGCCACACCTGCTGCCCGAGCTCGGTCTGCGTGAAGAACCACACGAGACCGGCCGTGAGGGCTGCGACGCCCGCGATGATGAGCCCGATGGGGTTCGCGTTCATCGCGATGTTCAGCGCCCACTGTGCAGCCGTCGCGAGCATCGTCCCGGACCGCAGCGCGGCCATGACGCCGGTGACGAACACGACTGCCTTGTAGGCGGCGACGAACGCGATGACGCCCACGGTCATGGGCACGAGCCAGTCGCTGTTGGAGTCGACGAACGAGATGATGCCGCCGAGCACGTCGCCGACGCCGCGGAAGCCCTCCATGATGGCGGGGACGGCGCCGGTGGATGCGTCCTGGAACCACGCAACGACACCCTGTGCGGCATCTCGGAGGCTGAAGAAGAATCCGACGAGCGCGGAGTCCTCCTCGAGCCCGAAGATGGGGCCGGTGAAGTCTCCCTGCGTGAGGATGTCGAACACGGACTGGGCGGACTCGCGCAGCGTGAAGAGGAAGCTGATCACGGGTGCGTCTTCGTCGAGGCCGAAGATGCCGCCCTGGAAGTCGCCGGTCGTGAGGATCGTGATGATCCCGCCGACGGCTTCCCCGAGGGGTGCGATGCCCTGCACGAAGCCGACGAGGATCGGCACGGCGCCCTCGATGGTGTCCGAGAAGAACCCGATGAACGTGCCGATCTGGGGCTTCAGTTCAGTGATCGCGTCCGACAGGCCGCCGACGACGGTGGCCTGCAGGTTGCCGATCATGCCCTCGAACGTGGTGACGGACTTCGCCGCTTCGACCGCGACGGGGTCGTTGCCGAGCCCGAGCAGCGCCGTGTTGAACTCCTCGGCGGTGATCTCGCCGGCGGCCATCTCCTCGCGGAAGTTGCCCGTGAAGGCGCCCGCGCTGAGGAGCGCTTCCTGCAGTCGACCGCTCGCGCCGGGGATCGCGTCGGAGAGCTGGTTCCAGTTCTCCGTCGTGAGCTTCCCCTGGCCCGCGGTCTGCGTGAGCACCATGCCGACGGACTTGTACGTCTCGGCGGTGCCGCCCGAAACGGCGTTGAGGTTTCCGGCGGCCTCGGCGAGCTTGTCGTAGTCCTTGACGCTGTTGGACGCGAGCTGCGCGGTGATGTTCTGGATGTCGTCGAGCCCGTACACGGTTTCGTCGGCGTACTGGCGGGTGCTCGCGGTCAGGTTCGAGATCGCGGAGTCGTCCAGGCCAGCGAAGTTCAGGGTGCCCTTGAACTTGTCCGTCGCGTCGGATGCGGTGATGGCTTCGGACGCGAGCTCGCCGATGCTCGACGTGATCGATGACGTGATGGAGCTGGCGACGCCGGCGATCGCGCCGCCGAGGGCGAAGTTGCCGAGCAGTCCGTTGGTTTCCTTGACCTCCGTGCCGAGACCGTCGAAGCTGCCCTCAGTCGAGTAGAGGGCGGTGCGGAGCCGGGCGAGGTAGCCCTCTGATTTGGAAGCGGACTTGCCGCCCGCTTCGGTGGCGGAGGCGGTCTTCTTTTCGGCGTCGGCGAGCTTTTCCTTCGCCTCGCGGACACGATCGGCTGCCGCCTTGCTGGTGCCGGCGGCGTCGGCCGCGGAGCGTTGGGCGGCGGCGAACCTTTCCTCAGCGGCGACGAGGCGAGCGGAGGTGTCCCCGCCCTTGGCGCGGATCTCGTTGAGCTGCGCTTCGGCAACACGGAGCTTGCCAGCAGCGTCGGCGCTCTTGCGTGACGCCGCCTCGTAGGAGGCGGACGCCTTCGCGACGTCCTTGCTGAGGCTGTCGAGCGCGGCGGAGCTGAACCCTCCGAGCCCTGCCTGGAATCCGGTCTGCACGGCCTTGCCGAGGGTGACTCCGGCCTGCTTGCCACCGGACCCGCCGACCTGCTTCTGGAACTCAGTCCAGAAGCCGTCAGCGGACGGTGCTACCTGGATCCAGTACGTGCCGAGGTCGATGCCGTTCTTCGCCAAAGGGCACCTCCGCTGTGTAGTTGTGGGGCCGGGGCCCGCCACGAATGGCCAGGCCCCGGCTAGTGCGCGTCCTGCCGCTGCGCCCAGCGGGCGGCCTTCTGCGCTTGTCGGTCTTGCTTCTCTTCCGAGGCCTTCAGCCACCCCTCGGGGGGAGGCTCGATGGGCTTCGGCACCTGCGCGCGTTTCACACCGGAGCCGGCGTAGCCGCCGATCATGGTGCGGTAGCCCTCTTCGTGGATGGCTCGAACTTCGGCGGACCACGCCCCGGGTCCGCCGCGCTCTATGGCGAGGCGAGATCCGGGCTTGAGCATCCAGATGAAGGTCGCGACCTTGCGTGCCGAAATGGCCCCTCGATAGAGGTCACACAGGTCCACGCCGTACTCGGATTGCAGGTCAGCCTCGATGGCCTCCGCGTGCTCCGCGAGGAGCGCGGGGAGGGCTAGGACTTTCCCAGGCCAGCCGCCTCGATCACTTCGCGCAGCAACGCGCCAGCGGCTTTGGGCGAAACGTAGCCGCGTTCGTCGGCGAGCGACTCGAGCGCGTCTTCTGCCTGGTCGCCGAAGGCACGGTCGAACAGCTCGAACTGCGCGGTCTGGCCGTCGCCTCCGCCGCGCGCCATGCGGCGGTGCAGACGGAAGTCGCTGAGCGCTTCCGGGTCGATCTGCAGGTCGAATCCCTGCACGGTGATCTCGATGAGTTCGCCCTCGGCTTCGGCCTTGACGGCGTGGTCGGCGGGCAGCTTCGCGCCGGCGGCTGCTGCCCGCTGGCGGGTCGTGCGGGCGGGAGTGGTCTTGCGGGTGTTGGCGGTTGCCATGATTTGCTCCTGAGGTGGTGGGTGCGCTCCGAGGGTGGAACCCTGGCCGCGGCGGGAGCGCGCGCCGCGGCCAGGGGGTTCGAGGGCGCCTACGCGGCGAGGAGCTTCGGGTCTTCGACGATCGCCTTGGCGTTCGTGAGGATCGTGAAGCCGCCGATGACCTCGAGGTTGTAGTTGTAGGCGGTGATGTCCTTGTTGGTGAACGCGATGCCCTGGCGCTCTCCGAGGGAGATCGTCGGGAGGAGGATGCGCGTGTGGGCGCCGTTCCCGGACGTGTCGAAGAGGTCGATCATCCCGCTGAGCATCGTGACCTGACGGGACGCGGGCACGTCGATCTTCGCGATCGCCGCGTTGCCCGTTCCGACCTTCGTGGCCTTTGCGCTCAGGTAGTCGAGGAGGTTCGCGAGCTTCGTTTCGAGCAGCGCGACGGTGATGTTCGTGTCCGAGCTCGACATGAACGTCTTGACCGTCTTGCCGCCCTGGTGGCCCTTGATGCGTTCGATCGAGTCGGACAGCTCGAGGTTCAGGCCCTCTTCGCCGATCCACCCGCGATCCTCGAGAGCGGCGGGGACAGGCGTTGCGAGGCCGACGACGGTCGTCAGCGACGTGACGGGGCCCAGGTAGACAGAGTCGTTGTCCGACCCGAAGATGAGCGCGTTGAGCGCGTTGGTGGTCATGAGTGGTTGCCTCCTAGTGGCAGATGACGACCAGCTGGTACGTGGCCGTGTAACGGGGTGACTGGGTGTCGGGGTCGGGGTCGTTGCGCGGCGTCGTGGACCACGGCACCGAGTTGACCGGCTCGTTCGATGAGGGCAGGGCGTGGATCGCGGCGTCGACGTCCTGCGCGAGATCGAACGCGAGGCCCAGGGTCGGTGCGTAGCTGTCGATGGTCAGCTGCACGGTCTGCAGGATCCGTTGGCTGCGTCCCGGCCCGCCGGTGCCGATGACGCGGACGAACGACGTGGTGCCGTCGTCGGGACGCTTCGACACGACGGACGCGTCGACGAAGGACTTCAGGTAGTCGAGGACGATGCCCTCGACGTCGGGCGGGCGGATCGGTGTGCTCACGTCAGCCCGGCCCCTGCTGCCTGCTCGAGGACGTGGTCGGATACCTGGCGGCGCTTCGCGGCGTCGGTCTCCGTCATGATGGTCGCGCGGGCACGGGTGCCGACGTTGACCTGCATGTCGAAGCCCGGACCGGCTCGGCCCTGGATGGCGCGTCCCTGCTCGGCGACCGCGCCACGCATGCCCTGCTTCAGGAGTGCGGCCATGCCGCGCTTGTTGGGCTTGAACGGCTTCTTCATGGCGACCCCCTCGTGCTCTCGACGCCCTGGACGATCACGACCAAGCCGAGCGGTGTGCGCGAGGGTCGCTCGTGCACCAACCACGTGTCGCCGTCGATGACGAGCCGATCACCGACTCGCACATCCGGGTTCGCGTTGGGCCAGTAGACGGTCGGTTCTGTCCCTGTGGCGGAGACTCCGGCCGCGACGAGCGCTTCGTTGCCCTCGGGCTGGAAGATCGCAGGCGGGAGCTCGGCGGAAACGTCGGCGCCCGGGATGGGTTCTCCTCGGCGGTCCTCCCCCGCTGATCCCGCTCGGAGGCGAGTGACCGAGATGGCCCAGTCGCCGAGGAGCGAGCCGCTGATGGTTGGTTCCGGGATCGGCTGGATGGGGCCGAACGGGAGCGTCATCACGACCCCCAGGTGAGCCGGTACGGATCGAGGGCTTCCTTCTCCGACTCGAACAGTGGGACTCCGGCCGAGGCGCCGTCCTTGCCCGTCAGCGCCCGACGCGACATGCCTCCCGCGGACTCGTGCACGTAGCCGTCGTTTCCGGCGGATGCGCGCTGACCAATCGCGACCACGATGGCGGCGAGGTTCGGCACGTCAGCGAGGTCGAAGCCGTGCGTGAGCTCGATCTCGATGTCGCCGAGCTCGTGCGACCATCCGCTGGCGAGCGTGAGCACGCCGGATCGGCGCGACCACTTCACGCGGGCCGTGACGTCGTTGCCGCCGGAGGTGACTTTCGTGAGCGCGGTGATGTGCATGGACGGGACGAGCAGCGCCTTGCCGCCCGTCCCGTCCAGCACGAGCGTCTCGGTGATGGAGGGCGCGACGTGCCAGTGGCAGTAGCCCCGGATGGACTGCGACGCCGCGTTCGCGAGGAACGCAGCGTCGTAGTTCGCTGGGAGGAACGCGGTTAGCGTCACGCCCATCACCTCCCTCGGGTTACTTCGTCTCGACTCGGCGCGCCGTGGGGCGCTTGGCCGGCGGTTCGCCGTCCTGCTTCGCGTCGGGGTTCCCGTCGCGCTTCTCGCCCGTCGCCGCGGTCGTGACGGCCGCACCTTCCGGTGCGCCGACTTCGGCGTGATCGATGCCGATGAGCTCCTCGATGCGCTCGAGGCGCTTCTCGAACTCGCCGAACGGGGAGTGCTTCGGCTGGCCGGGGCCTGCCGTGGTGCTGCGAGGTTCCTCGCCGTTGGCGTATCGAACGCCGTCAATGACCGTTGCCATGATTTGCCTCTCTTCCGGCTACGCCGACTCGATGACCGCGAAGCGCGCGGGACGCCAGATGACCTGCGCGGCGCGCAGCTCCGCACGGACGTACGTGAGGTTGCGCTGCGCGTAGTCCTTGTGCTGGTTGAACGCGACGACCGAGAGGCCCTCGCGGTCGAGGAGCGCCATCTGCGTGAACTCGCCGACGATCGCCGTGCCGACGGGGATCTTGGTCGAAAGAACGCGCGGCATGCCCCACAGGGTGGAAGGGCCGGTGCCGAACGGGCCGTTGGAGTAGTAGCGGCCGTCGTTGTCGGCGAACAGGTCGATCGCCTCGTCGTCCTCGGGGTTGATCAGGACCGCCTGCGGGGTGCCCTCGGCGAGGGTGATCTTGGTCTTCGACTTGCGCACCGCCTCGATGAAGTTGCGGATGCTGGGGCCGGCCCCATAGGTGAGGTTCTGGACGCCCGTGGTCTCGAGCAGTCCGCGGGGCTCGCCCGAGGTGCCGGTGCCGTTGAGCATCTTGTCCTCGACGACGTTCGGCAGCGAGTACCGGAACTCGTTGTTGAGGAACGTCGCCAGCGCGGGTGCGTCGGCGAGCAGCTGGTTCGTGACCGTGTAGCCGTCGGCGTAGGCGTAGGCCTTCGCGTCTGCGAGCTGCGTGGCGAGCTCGGAGATCGGCTTGAGCGTGTCCGTCGCGTCGTTGCCCGTGTTCTCCGGGACGATGTCCGCGTTGCGGGTGACCGAGATGATCTGCAGGTACTCGAGGTGCGAGGAGCTGATCGAGCCGCGCGAGACGAGGTCGAGCAGCGACAGGCGTGGGCGGACGGTCTGGTCGACCATCGCGAACTGCTGCGGGGGAACGTGGGCGATGTCGGTCGTCATCGCCGCCTTGCGGTTCGCCTCGTACTCGGCGAGCGATCCGACGTTGACGTTGTCGAGCGAGATCGACGCTTCCTTCGGGACGCCTGAGGGGCCGTACTTGGCCTGGAAGCCCTCGTAGGACTCGGACTTCGTGAATCGCTCACCGAGCGAGACGCGCATGTCGGGGGCGGTCTTCTTCTCCTCCTCGACCGAGCGCTCCATGGCGCCGAGCGCCTTCTGAGCGCGCTCGACGCGAGCGAATGCCTCGTCGTGCTCGACGTTCGCGTCCTCGAGCGCCTTGATGTTCTCTTCGCTCGCGTCGGCCTGGACGAGCTTGGCAGCGTTGGCCACCTTCAGCTGTGCCGCGGCGAGCATCTCCTTGGGGTTCATGCGTTTTCCTTTCGGGCGCGTGAGTGCGCCAGTGCGAGTGCCTTGCGAGCGCGGAGCTCGGTCGGCGTCTTGGGTTCCTCGGCCGCGGCCTTGGAGTCTGATTCGGCGGGGGGTTCCGCCGGGTCTGGGTCGGTGGCTGCCTTGCTCTCGAGCGCGTCGATCGCGGCCAGAGCGTCAGCAAGGAGGGGGCGGACGGCCGCGAGAGTCGCGGCGGCGGTCGCTTCCTCGTCGTCGTCGGCCTTCGACTCTTCGAGCTCTTCCGTGCCCTCGTCTTCGACGATCACCGGGGTGAGCTCGCCGATGTCTTCGGCGTCGGCCTTCGCCCGGGGCGTGAGCCGCGCCTTGACTTCCTGGATGAGCGCCTGTCGGTTCACACCGACCGGGCACACCGACACCTCGAGCAGGTCGACGGACTTGATCTCGTAGACGTCCTGCCCCTCTTGGGTCGCCCAGGAGCTCTCCGTCACGTAGTACGCGAACGACATCTCGTTGATGACGCCGTCCTGCATGGCCTGGTGGAGGAACTTCGCTTCGGGGTTCGTGTCGACGTAGAGATCCGCTTCGACGCGGAGCCCGTAGTCGTCCTCGGTCAGCGACTTCACGACGCCGACGAGCCCGTACGGGGAGCCGTTCATGTTGTGGGCGTAGTAGACGCCGAGTGGCTGCGCACCCTCAGCGGTGAGCGCGTCGATGCTCTTGGCGAAGGCGCCCTTGCGCACCACGTCGCCGTACGTGTCGATGACGTCGAACACGCTGGCGTATCCGACGAACGAGGCCGCGCTATCCGATGCTTTGGACGGCGTCGCCTTCGCGAGCACCACCCGTGTGGACTGTTTCGTCACCATGGGTGACCGCCTTTCCAGACTGGGGCGACGCCTGGCCGCCCTCGGTGACGTTGAGCGGCACGATGAGCTCGTCGCCGCCGTCGATGGGTGAGAGATTCAGACGCGCGCGACCCTCATTGCGGGTCATGATCGGGCCGCCGACCATCGTCGACATGTAGTCGGCCTGCTCCTCGAACGAGCCGGACAGCTTCGACTGCACGTTGGGCTCGACGTAGATGTTCTGCGGCGTGAACAGTGGCACGAGCTGCGTGTTCACCGACTGCTTCCAGGACTCGAAGTAGGGGCCGAGGCAGACGCTGTAGAGCATCGCGCGGAAGGCGCGCATGTTGGCGTACGTACCGGGCCTGGTGCCGAGCAACTCCGGATAGATCCAGTAGGCCGTCGCGACCTCCACCTCGGAGAGCGTTCGAGCTTCCATGTCTTGGACGTCGATCGGCTTGTGCGCCTGCACGTCTTTCCACGTCGTGCCGTCCTCGAGGACGGGCACGCCGCCGGCGCGGGAACCGCCCCGGCGGTACTCGGCGAACGATCGCTGGAACCGCTGCTGCGCGTCTTCCGACGACCAGGGCTTCTCTTTCTCGATGACCGCCGAGAGCACGGCGCGGTTCTTCATGAGATCCGCGCGGTACTCCACCGCTTCGTCGGCTCCGTCGAGGATCGCTCGGAGCGTGTCGACGGCGGAGACGCCCATGACGCTCGCCCCCGGATATCCCCGGTTGAGGAGCATCCAGTGCTTGTCGGGCTCGTAGATCTTGCGGGTGCCGTGGTCGTCGTACGTCTCGACGTACTCGATGACGCCGTCGGTGCCGTGGAACGTGGTTCGGGAGGCTGGGAGGCGGATGGCGCGCTTCGGGAGGAGCGTGCTCGGGTCGGGCTCGATGAGCGCCGCCGACCGGTCGTAGAGCAGCCGGTCGAGGTGCATCCCCTCCCAGAAGTCCATCGCCGAGACGCCCGGCGACTTGGCCGGGTCGGCGAGGAAGCTCACCAGGGGGTGGTTCGAGAGCCGCGCTCGGTCGTCGTCACCGCGGCGCCGGTACGAGTGCAGGGACGTCGACGCGAGCTGACGGGCGATGAAGCCCGTGACCTTGCGCACGGAGGGCTGCTTGCGGAACGCGTCCCGCGACTGCCCTGCCGCCCACGAGGTGAGGGGCGTACCTGGGTCGGCGACGTAGAACGGCTGCTCCGCGTGCCGGCGACCGAGATCAGCGAGCGTCGGGAAGTCCTCGCTCACAGGGCCACCTGCACATGCACGATCTGGTGTGCCGGGATGAACACCACCGGCGCGAGCTGCACGTCCTGGCCGCTGACCATGGCGACGGCACCTTCGAGTTCGATCCCGCCGACGTGCGCGGAGGCCAGCAGGCCCTTGTACTCGCCGGTCACGGTAGACACGGCGACACGACGGCCCTTGTACGCGCGCAGATTGCGCATGGCTCCTCCTAGACGACCATCAGGCCCCGCGATTCGTACGGGGACGGGCCTTGCTCTTCGACTTCGGGCAGGTTTTCGAGCCCATAGAGGGCGTTGCTCACGGCGACGAGCGGTGCTGCGTCGATCGGCATGGACCCGTCGCGGTCCCAGACGCGGACCTCGCCGAGCTTCTTCGTGACGGCTCCGGACGCGGCCATGTCGAGAATCGGCTGGCCGCGGTGGGCGACCTTGCGATCGCGGATGCGGTCGAGCGTGCGACCGCACGAGGAGCCGAGCGCAGTGCCCTGGATCTCGATGACGGTCAACCCGGCCTTGTTGAGCGGTTCGACGAAGTCGGATGCCCCGCATCCGCGGGCCTGGACGGCGACGAAGGTTGTCCCGTTCTGCTGGCAGAGGGCAACGACGTAGGGGACGGTCCAGAGCATTCCGGCGCGCATGGCGACGACTTCGACGTGGATGCGACCGTCGTCAGTGTCTCCGGCGATCGCTACGTAGGTCATCTGCCGGTCGGCTGATGTGTCGACGCCCACGACGAGCGGCGACGTCGACGAGACCAGGGAGCCTTCGTAGGTGACCTCTCCGGCCTCGTCGAACTCGGGACCGTCAGCTGACTTCGTCCAGGCTTCCTGATCCACGTCTGGCACGACGAGCGCGCTCACCCACTGGCACAAGACTTCCGTGCGGTAGTCACCCTCGGGCATGCTGCGCGCGTCGGAGAGGCACGTGGCGACGGTGATGCCGCCGTACCCGATCGAGGGGTTCGCTTGCAGGATTCCCTCGACGTCGTCTTTCGGGAGCCCCTCAGCGGCTGACCACTCGAAGATCCCGATCGAGATGTCGTGCTCGTTGGCGAACGCCTCGGCGGACATGATGCCCGACTCGACGTACTGCTCCCACTCGGCGATCGATTCGCGGCCGGCCTTGCGCTGCGCCTGCAGCACGACCGCGCGGGGCGTGCCGGCGTTCGAGAAGCCCCATAGCTGGCCGGACCAGAACGACTTCGTCGTCTGCGACACCGCGTTCCAGGCTTCCCAGTTCTTCTGCTCGCGCAGCTCGTCCATGATGACGCGCGCGGCGGGCTTGCCTCGGGCCTGAGCAGCCGCACGCACCTCGTAGTGCGCCTTCGACTTCAGGATGATCGACTCTTTGCCGTTGGCGTCGTAGACCTTCATCGTCGCGGCCTGCAGCGCCTCGATCACGTCGAGGTCGTCCGCGCCGGCGTCCGGGTCCGGGTCACACCACGCCTTGACGCCCGCCCACGGGCCTCGAGCGATGTCGAGGTTCTGCGCGGTGCCGACGACCTTGAACTTGATGGGCGGGACGCGGTCAGGGTGCCGGTCGGAGTCGATGAACAGCCACCATGCCGTGAGCACAGAGGCGAGCAACGTCTTGCCGTTCTGGCGGGCGACGAGCACCACCACGCGGCGGAAACGGTACGACCCGTCGGCGAGCAGCTCGAGCGCGTGGATGAGCAGCCACTTCTGCCAGGGGTAGAGGGTGACACCGAGGATCTGCGAAGCGAAGTCGATGACCTCGAAGCCGAGGCTCGTCTCGCGCGTCAGCTCCCGCAGCGGCTTGGTCCAGATGCGCGGTTCAGTCCGCCCCACCTGAACGTGCACGCTGCTTCCACTCCTCGAGGTCATTGCGCGGCTTCCCCTTCGCCCCAGCGGCCGGCGTGCTCGGCATCAGGCCGAGGAGTTGCAGGCTCCGCAGGTACGTCGGCATGCTCACGTTGTCGAGCTTCCCGCCGACGATCCAGTCGTTCGCGTCCAGGTCATCCACGCGCCTCGCCAGCGCCCGGGCCGCCTCGATGGCCGCGTGATGCTCAGGCTTCAGGTGCGTCGCGACGGCGATCGACTCCTTGAGCGCGTCGACCGCTGACTTCTTCTCGAACTCCGCCACGATCACCACACCCTCGAAGAGATCCGACAAGAACGACACCGTTGCCGAGCGATGCGGAGAGAATCGCATCCTTTTAACGCGCGCGACCCCCCTGAAAGGTCAGGAGGGAGAGGAAGCGACACCGGCATGAGTCTGCCGTCCTCCGGGTTCCCCAGAAACTTGACCGCCCCTACCCCGTGGGTTCAGGTGCGGACGAGCTCGGCGTGCGGTGACGCGGCCAGTGAGGCGTTCAGGCATGCCCACCCGTGCGGGACGCTCACCAACTGGTCGACTCCGTCGTCGAGGAAGATGATGTCTGCGCTCATGCCGCGAGTGCCTTGACCGTGTGACCGTATGCGTACCGTGCCACCACTCAGGTAGTCGACGCTCTGCTCGCCGTTCGCTCTTCGCGTCTTCGCGATGCAGTGACTGGCGTCGGGCACAGCGACAAGCTGGTCGAGAACGTCGGCGTTCTGTCTCAGCGTGCGAGTGATGACGATGATGCTCTTGCCCGACGCGGCTTCGACTGCGAGGCCGAGCGCTGCGAACCTGTTCACGGCTGCACCACGTCGAGGGTCTGCGTGCTGACGATGACCGCTGTTGCCCCCGCCGCCTTGGCCGCACGCTCGAAGTCGTCGGTGACGACTGCCTGCGACACCGACACTGGGCCGAGGATGCTCTGTCTCGTTGCGGTCTGCGGCTCGGCCTGGTCGATGACCAACACGAAGGGGGTGGTGACCCGGTCCCCCTCGACGAGGGTGGGTAGCTCGAGTACCTGGATACGTGCCATAGGGGGTGTGCTCCTCGGGTAGTGGTCCTACACCCGAACCCATACCTGGGAGGGGATGCCCAACCCCGGGCGGGGTGGCTTGTTGCCGCGCTCACGGTTGCACCCGGCGTGGCTCGCGCGGAAGTTCGCCGGGTCTGCCTGCAGCTCGGGGTGCGTGGACACCGGCCAGTAGTGGTCCAGCTGGAAGCGGTCGTCGTTCGAGTAGTCATCGAACGGTGCTGGGTAGTCGATGTTGCGCTGGCCGCACAGCCAGCACGCGGCGTCCTCCTCGGCGCACTGCGCACGGAACTCAGCCCTGAGCTCGTTGAACGCTCTTGTCTGAACGCGCACAGCACACCTCGCTCAGTCGTTGCCGAGGATGACGCACTCGTTGTCGTCTTCATCCATGCCGCACACCGCCCACCGTAGGGAAGTAGTCGCGCTCTTCTCGTGCCCGGGGCGCGTGACCGGATGCACACCCCATAGCTGAGGCTGCACGTGTTGGAAGTGTTGCCTCAGGTGGGTGGCCTTGCCGCTTACCTCGACTGCTCGGTCGACCTGAGGTCTTCTGCGGAGAGTGCACCTCACCCGGCGTCTCGAGCCAGGCTCCGCATTGATCCCCGCCCAGGACTCGAACCTGGATCGACGCGGCCAGAGCGCGCCGTGCTGCCGATTACACCAGCAGGGAAAGCAAGAAGCCCCGGGCCTGTGTTCAGGTCCGGGGCTTCAACATCGTGACTCTTCAGTCACGAATCGCACAGGTGCATCCTATACCGAAGACGCGGCGGATCGAGCATCTTCTCTCGCGCCGGTTTGCTTCAAGATGCCGTCTCGCGAAACTCCATGTGCGGCAAGTCCCCGCACTGGGAGCATTCCCGATAGAGAGTGTTCACCCCGTGTCCGCAGGTGTAATAGGCAGCGAGGTCGCGCTCCTCCTGCTCGCGCACGATGGCGGCCGCCAGCTTCCGGATGAACAATCCCATCAGACGACCTGCTTTCGTTCCGGTGACAGATTGAGAATCGAGCGCGCCGCCCGCATGTCTCGGACCTCTCGAGCCGAGCCGAGTTCCACAGCCCTCCCCCTGCCGAGCGGCTTCGACGCGAGCCCCTCGGCCAGCCAGTCCCGGATCGTCCGCTCGGCGACGTCGAGGATGCGCGCGGCGTCCTTGACCGACACCCACCGCTCCACGACCACCGTCTTCCGGCACGACTTGCACAGAGCAGTGACCAAGTCGAGATCCGCCCACACGTCACGCTCCCCGCACGTCGGGCACTCCCTCGGCTTCGCCGGCACCGGGGCGCGCTCGTCAAGGGGCCACATCGCCAACGGCCGCAGCAGGTTCGCGTCAGCGGACTCCACGAACTCCCGAGCCTCGTACTGGCCCCAGACCTTCGGGTCGCCCATGCCGATCTCGAGCACTCCCCACTGAGCCTCGATGCGATGCACCAGCGTCTTCGCCCATACGAGCAGCACGTCGCCGCCGTCCGGGGTTCCCTTCACCCCCCGAGGCCCCAGCACCTTCCCCGAGTCAGCACGACGCACCATGTGCTCCACCGACACCAACCCCGGGCGCTGCCACTTCTCGGCCAGCACCCACAGCCACGCGAACGTCGCATCGATCTGATCCATCGGAGCGATACGGCCAGGTGTCGACTGCACGTCACGAGCCACCGGCTGACCATCCTCGAAGCGACCCTTGATGACGAGATGCGCGAGGTGCTGCAGGAGGTCAGGGGCCTGCGACAGGGCGTGGCGCACCGGCGCCAGATCGACACGCTCCGGAGCACCGAACGCCCCGCCTACTTCGACTTCAGCCACCAGATACTCCCTCATCGTCACCCTGCTGCCTCGCTTGCTCTGCGAGGTCCATAGCCAGATCCAGTAGCAGCCTGGCCGCGTCTGATCTCGGCATCGGCACCCGAGACTGGGCCTCGAGATACGTCGCCTCGAACCCGTTGTCACCGATGCGAATGAGCACGCACGCCGACACCGAAGTCGGAAGCGTCAGCACCTCCGGCTCCATACCCTCAGCCACGGGACACCCCCCGAGCGGCTTCGAGAGCGGCGCGAGCATCCGCGCGCCAGATGTCGGCTCGGCTCTTGTCTTCGACGACCATCTCGGCCCACGTGTACTCGGCGGTGCCCCCAGGTTCGAGGTCGCCGTCAAACATCACGCGTGCCGCCGCCTCGACCTCCGCGTCGGTGACCTCGCGGGCCTCGGGAGTTGAGTCGCCGCCGAGCGCCTTGATCGTCCAGCACGGCCACTCATGCCACTCACGAACCACCCTGTAGTCGTCGTGCCGGTCATCCCCACCCGGCGAGAAGCAATGCGCGCACACCGCCTGCAGAGACGTCGGGCACCCCTCCGAGTGATCGCACGCGTCCTGCATGCAATCCGATTCCACGACCTCGACCTCAGTGCGATGATGCAGAGCACGCACCGCAGCCGTCCCCGGCTCCTCGCGGGCCTCGGGTTCGAGAGCGAGCACGGCGTCGGCAGAGCTCAGGTAGTCATCCCGCAGCGTCGCCCAGAGCGTGCTCTCGTGGATGCGGTCAGGCGGGCAATCCGGGTTGTCCACGAGGAACAGCGTCCGCGCTACCTGCTCCCGGTCGGGTCGCTTCGCGCGCTCGTTGGCCCTGACCTCGGCCAAACGCTCTACGGCCTCCGCGAGGTGACCGTAGCCATAGTGGCGGAGCCTTGAAGCTGCCTCCTCGATGCGCTCACCCTCCGCCTCGGTCGGCGTGTACTCCTGCTCAGCCACGACGGGCCTCCTCTCGATCGTTTTCCCCGATGTCGAGCACCGCGCACGGGCACCCACCATCGCCAGCCCAGAACGGGCACATCTCCTGCTCGCACCTAGCCACGACGGGCCTCCTCTGGCTTGTCGAGAGCGAGCTTCATGATCCGCCCACCCTTCGTGTTCCCGAGATCCGGGAGGAAGAACGGGATCATCTGACCCCGAACGATGGTCGACGGTGGATACAGGGCCGCCGCCTCGACGAGCTCGCGCAGCTCCCCGAGCGTCAGCGTCCGATCCGCGGACTCCGCCGTGATGTGCGGCATGTTGTCAACTGGCATGGTGAGCGCCTCTCTGGTTGGCGGAGTTCTGGATGGTGAGGAGGATGGCGGTCTCGGCGCCCTGCTCGGACCATCCGGCGGCGATGAGCGCTCGGCGTTGCCCGATGAGCCACTCCTGTTGCTGCATGGCCGCCTCGACCGCTATCGCGGTCCGTGTCTCGAGGACCGTTTTCAGACCCGCGACGTTGGCGGCCTCCTCGAGCTTGGCGACGCTCACAGGGCAGGTCTGCGCGTGACCGAGCAAGCGCCCGCAGTGCTGGCATTCAGTCATCGGCGTCTCCTTCGTGTGCGTCATCTGGACCCGTGCATGCCTCGGCGATGTACCCGTGCGGGCAGGTGTTCCACAGGGCGTCGTTCCGCAACGGCATCGGTGGGGCTGCCATCGGTGCGTGCGAGGCGGGAACGAGCGCGTAGTCGTCGCGCTTCTTGGACGTGAAGGCTCCGGCGATGACCTCGACGAAGTTCTCGAAGACGGCGAACGCCGTGTCGACGAGCTGCTCGAGGAGCGTGCAGAACCCGACGAGCGGATCTCCGTTGCCCTCGCGAGCGAGGAGCTGCCACGCCCGGCGCTTGCGGCGGCGGCCCGCCCGATCGTTCATGAGCGGGAAGTTCTCCGGCGTCCGCGCCAGCTGCCCGCGGCTCACGACTCCTCCTCGTTCGGGTCGATGGCCTCGACCTCGATCGGGTGGGCCAGTGTCATGCCGTCCGGGATCACGACGATCGCCTCCGGTCGCAGAGCCAGGAACGCCGCCTTGGGGATCTCGACCTGGATCTTCACCTCGACCGTCCCCGACTTCGGCTTCGCTGAGCGCCTCTGCGTCGAGTTCACGACCTTGGCGCCCACGATGTCCGACTGAACCTCCGGCACCCTCGGCGAGTAGTGGTGGAGCTCAGCCTCAAGCTGCAGGTACACCGTGGCCCGCACCGACTCGCTCATGCTGTCTTCCCTCCGTGGCGGAATCCGCGCTGAGCGTTGTACTCGAGCTTCTCCGCGATCATCGCCTCGAGGTCGATCCCCCAGGCGTCTGCTGCATCGAGTGCGCGAATGACCACGTCAGCCAGCTCGCTCGGCACCCCCTCCGGCTTCCGCGACGAACCGTCACGGTTGTAGCGCTCGTGCTCGTTGTAGGCCGAGTCCTTGGAGTGCGAGTAGTGCGTCTCGTCCGGGCGGCGACCGACGCGGATCTCCTCGATTGCTTCCGACACCTCCGTAGTGATGAGCGCGAGCCGCGTGATCTGCGCATGCGCGCGGGCCTGACTCGTCGGGAACGTCTCTACGCGCTCCCGCCACCCGTTCGCGATGTTGACTTCGCCGATGCGGACCTGAAGTTCTGAAATCGTGTTCATGCTGTTTGCTCCTGTAGTTGCTTTGCCTCCGCCATGAGGGCGGACAGCTTCTCTCTCGCGGTCGGTTCCGGCGGTGCCGCATGGCATCGGCACGTGGCCGGGTCGATGGGCTGACACGAGCCGTGCGGGCCTCGCCAGCAGCAGCGGCGACCACACGCGCCCCGCTTCGTTTCGCGCGCCTGCGGTTCCGGCGCCCACGTCGGAGTACCCATCAGAACGGGGGCTCGTCGAAGTCGTTGAACGTGGGTTGCTCGGACTGCGCTGGTCCGGCCGACGGCTGCTGGTCCGGCTGATACCAGCCCCGCTGCTGCTCGCCCTGCCCTCTCGACGTCGTGCCCGAGGTCTGCCCCTTGCCCTGACCGCTCGTCCTCGTGAGCTGCGCCGTGGCGTACCGAAGCGATGGGCCGATCTCCTCGACCTCAAGCTCCGTCGACGTGCGCTTCTCGCCCTGCTCGGTCTCGTAGCGGCGCATCTTCAGGCGGCCCTGCACGATGACCCGAGAGCCCTTCACGAGCGACGAAGCGACGTGCTCCGCGAACTCCCTCCACACCGAGCACCGGATGAACAGCGGCTCGCCGTCCTTCCACTCGTTCGCCTGGCGGTCGAACACGCGAGGCGTCGACGCGACAGTGAAGTTCGCCACCGCCAAGCCGTTCTGCGTGTAGCGCAGCTCCGGGTCGGCGGTCAGATTCCCGACGACAGTGATGATCGTGTCCCCAGCCATCAGCTGAGCTCCTTTCGGATCGCCTCGACGGTGGACACGTCTACGTGCACCCAGTCAGCGATCGTGGTGTTGTCGAAGTTCGCTCGGATGAGACGGACGATGTCGTTGCTCTGCTGCGTCGAGATCACGACTACTTCGGGACGAGGCTTGCCCTGCACCGCTGACTTCAACGCCCCGTGCACGAACCCCTCGACGGGCACACCGTCACGGAGAGCTGCCCTCTTGAGCTGAGCCAGCGCCGGACCCTCGTACAGGACGGTGAGACGCTCAGAAGGTGCCGAGATCGGCGCCATGCCAGTCATCTGCTTCCCCTTGCTCGTAGAAGGTCGTGAGTTTCTGTTCGTAGATGGCGGATCTCAGCCAGTCCTCGCGAACGATGCGGGTGTCTCTGCATGGTCCGCAGGGGGTACCGCCGGAGCCTGCCGGCATGTGCTCGTGACAGAACGCAGGCGGGGCGCTGAGCGCCAACGGCTTGTCCGGGCGGCGCACCTCGCGTCTGCGGTCCCTCTGCACGGCATCCCAGCCCGCTGCGCTCGCCTCCCGCTCGGCCCGCACCTCGGCTCTCGCCCGCTCCCTCGCGCCCTCTCTCCCCCCAGCCATGGACGTCCATGGAAACTGCCCGGGCGGGTCCGGAGTCGTGATCGTCACACCCCGCTTGTCGACCTTCAACGGCCGCGAGAGCTGCAACCACTCGAAGCCACCCGCTTCGTAGGTAGCCAGGAAGCCCGCATCGATCAGCATCACGAGGTGATCGAGCACCATGTCGGCTGCCGCCGTCCGGTCGCGCCTCGGGTAGACGCGCTCCGCGATCCACTCCGGGTCCATCGGCCCCCGCCCCAGCGGGTCCAGGTGCAACCACAGGCCGAACGCTGTCGGCTTCGCCTCGTCCGGCACCCTCTCGTACTCCGGCGACGCGAGGTCGCTCGCGTCGATCATTCGTTGCTTCGTTCTCACCTGTCTCGTTCCCTCTCGCGAATCCCTCGATGCACCTGTCGAGCGCGAACTGCAGGTCGTACTCCTCGACGGCGAAACACTCCGTGTGGCCCTTGCCGCCCTTCCCCAAGACGGGCTCGGCGTCCATGTAGTTGGCGAACGCTTTCGGGAAGCAGCGGGCCAGCACCTTCAGCGCTTCCCGCTCCCACGAAGCGTCAGTGCCTCGCTGCAGCACGATGATGTGCGCGCCCAGATCACCGAGCTCGTTGAGGCGCTGCCAGATCCACGCGCGGCCGACCTTCAGGACGCCGTGCTCCGGGAAGTAGGCGACGTACGTCATGGCGAACTTGGGAAGTCTCATGCCGCCACCGCCACAGACTCGGCCCACTCGGTCGCCACAACCTCGCGGGACACCACGACACCCTCGTACTGCCCCGACGCGGTCCGGGCCTGCTCCTCGCTCGAGCAACGCAGCACACGCACGCCCTCGACGGTGTCGACCGAGATGCCCCATTCGACGATCGAGTCAGCCACGAAACACCCCCGGGTGCACCCTGCGCTCGTGACCGCGCCCCTCGAGCAACGCCGAGAACAGCCAGAACCGCCACGCGCCCTGCAACCCGCACACGCCACACACGAACCGAGAGGCCATCGACGCGCGCATCCTTGACCAGAACCTAGCCACGGCGCACCTCCGCAGCGGTCAGCGAGTCGGCGACGGCGTCGCAGAGCTTCGCGACGGTCTCGGTGACGTTGCTCCCGGCGAACGCGTTCCCGCGGCTGGCTTGGAAGCGGATGCTCTCGGCTGCGGAGCGGTAGTAGTCCGCGTCTGCGCTGTTCTCGGTCGTTCCCGCGGGTGGGAACGGAACCGACGGCACAAGAGCGCGGATGGCCGCGTCGGCGACCTCGTCGTCGTGCTCTGCGATTCCGGCGACGAACTCGGTCTCGTTCAAGTCCCGCACGAAGACGAGGCTCACCCCTTGGTCTTCGCTCTCGGCGACCTCCTTGGCCGTCGAGAAGTCCCAAGACGTTGCGTGCTTGTACACCGACGCCACTCGATCGAACTTCTTGCTCATGCTGCCAACCCCCACTTCTCGTACTGCTCCTGGCCGTAGACGGCGTGCATCATCGCGACCGCCTCGGCCTCTGTGACTGGTCGGCGCGTGTCGTTGATGAGCACGCACCAGATGCCCTCGAGCGGGTAGAACACCGGCACAGCCGCGGCGTCCGCCCACCGGCGCACCTTCCACCCGAAGCGCAGCGCCTCGCCCTGCAGGTCCGACTCGAAGCGCATGTTGCACTCGAGGCACGCCGTGACGCACTCAAGGACGCGCGGCTGAACCTTGGATCCGCCCATGCCGACCGCCGCGCGGTGCTGGCATGTGAGCAGCTGCTCGGCGCCGCACCGGATGCACCTGTGGACGTCGCGGGCGTACATCTGCTGCCGGTCGACCTGCGAGATGGCGGCCATCAGCGCACCTCGAGGATCTTGTCGACCTTGACGAGGTCGTCCATGCCCGGCTCCCGGAACACCTTCACCGAGGCGCGGTTGACGCGGACGATGCGCTCCCACCCGCGCCACGTGCGGACGTGGGTGGCGGCTTCCAGCTGCTCCCGCGTGTACTCGACGGGCGCCGTGAGGCGTGTCTGCTCGACGCGGAACTGCGCAGCCTCGAGCTCCTGCTTCGCGAGCGTCAGCGCACGGGCCGCGGACGCCTCGGCGTCGTAGGCCGCCTCACGGCGAGCGTTCGCCCGAGCATTCGAGCGGCGGGACGTGCCGGAGAGCACACCATGGTCGAGCGGTTCGTCGAGCCCACCCGGGGTGATCGCGGACGAGCGAGCCCGTGCCGCGGCGAACGCCTGCTGCTTCGCGTCGAGATCGTGCTTGGCGTCGCGGACGCGCTTCTCTGCCTGCTCGAGGGCGTTCATCGGTGCTCCATCCGGAAGTTAGCGTTGATGCTGCGGAGCAGCTCGATGTCGGCGGCGATGGCCTTCGCCCAGTCCTTCGCGTACTCGAAGAGCAGCCAGGCCGTGTCGCGGGCGTCCAAGGCCCGCTGCACGCGCTCGTCAGCGGTCGCGAGCTCGCGCAGCTCCGAGAGGGTCGCCTTCGGGTGGTCCTCGCGGAGCGCCTTCACCTCGAGGGCGACGGCGAGCTTCAGCTCACGGTCGGCCGCCTGCAAGGCCTTGCGGTAGCCGTCGAGCTTGCCCGGCAGGCGCGAGTTCACCGAGCGGGCCTTCTGCAACGCCGCTGCGGCCTGCAGCGGCGTGGGGATGAGCGCCGCGATCTGGTTCTCGTCCATGTCGCCGAGGTTCAGCGGGACGAGCTCCATCGGAGACTCCACAACCTCGCCGTTCGCGGGGTCCACGTAGCCGGTCATCGCCGACCCCGCATGGCCTCGAGGGGAGTCGGGACGCGACGAGCCTGGGCCTCGTCAAGGGCCGCTTCGAGGGCAACACCGACTGAGCCACGCTCAGCGGGCTTCTCGAGCCCGGGCATCGTGTCGACGATTCGCTCCACGGCTTCCTTGAGGGGCGCTTCGAGTTCGGCCTTCCGGACCTTCCACGCCTTGAACTCGGCCGTCTTGACCGCACGGGCCTTCTTGGCCGCGTGGTGCACCTCGCGGAGCTCGTCGAGCGTCTGAGCGTTCGTGAGCTCGGCGACCCAGTCGCGCGGCGCCGGTTCCTCAGCAGGGGCCGCGGCACGGTCGATGTCGGGGTCGTCGCCCTCGGCGGGGTTCGGGACGATGTCGACGAGGTCGCGGAACGCGCGACGGTACACGTCGCGGCGAGCGCGAGCCCCGGCGAGCGCCATCGGGCGGCGCATCCACAGGCCGTGGTATTCGTCGTCGGCGGGGATCGCCTCCTCCCATGAGAGGAACACGACCGTCGGCTCGGTGGTGCCGGCGCGCTGCGCGGAGGCTCGGATGAACGCTGGCACCGGGCTGTCGTCGGTCTTCGCGAACACCGGCGACCACGTCGCCCCATCCTGGGAGAACTCGACCTCGGCGGTGCGGACGCACTGGCCTGAGGCGAGCACGATGCGTTCGATGTCGGCGATCGTCTCCGCTGTCTGCTGGCTCACTTCGTGCTCCTCGTGGTGGTGATGCGGAGCGACTGCGACGAGCCGAGGGTGGTGACGCCGTACTCGCGGACGAGCTCCTGCTCGAGCTCGTCTGCGCGGTCGCGGGCGGTCTTCGCGGCGGTGAGCTTCGCGTGGCGCTTCGCCTTCAGATGGTCGGGGATGGCTTCCTCGTCGAGGGTGAGGACGCGGGAGGCGGCGGTGAGCTTCACCTCGCCGAGCGGGAGGGTGATGGTCACCCCGTACTCGGAGTGCGAACGAGCCTCGAGCGCCTTCTTGAGCGCGGCGGCGGCCTTCTTGTCGCGGGACTGCGGCGCCGCGAGGCCCTGCTTCGCTTCGAGTGCCTCCTGGATGAGGTCGCCGAGCACGTCGTCGACGTCGTCGAATGCCGGGCAGTCGGCGTCACGCCATGCGATGAAGGCGTCCGCCCGCTCGCGCAGGAACTCGATGTAGTCGTCGTCGCGGTCGACCCACTTGTGGTCGAGGTCAGCGACGCCACCCTGCCCGTCGTCGCGCTTGCGCACGTACAGGGCTCGGGACTTGCCGAGTACGAACATCTGCCACTGCATCTGCGCGTAGTGGTCGGCGGGGATCGGGCCGAAGCCGTCGCCTTCCTTCAGCGACTTCACCTCGGCGACCGAGTCGTCGCCGACACCGTCTGGGGTGGCCCGGTAGTCGTCCGAGTCGGCGTGCGCCCACAGGGCCGAGTTGGCCTCGATGGTGGGGTCGATGGTCGCGGCGTGCGCGATGAGGTCGTCCTCGTCACGGTGACCGCGCTCCGTGTCAGCGTTCCCGAACCACGTCGACCCGTTGAGCATCGTGTCGAGCTGCTTCTCCCAGACGGAGCGCCCGCCGGTCGCGATCTCCTTCGCGACCGACGCGGTGACGCCGACGCCGCGCTCGTCCATCCACACCTCGCGGGGTGCATCCGCATCAACGACGATGCGGCCGGGCTTGAGTTCAGTTGTCGTTGTCATCGTCCTGCTCCTGTGGCTTGGTGTTCTCGTTCTCCGCTGCGAAGTCGCGAGCGCTGTCGATGACGTTGCGCGCGAGCGACTCGAAGGGATCACCGACGCCGAACTCCTCGAAGTCCAGCTCGTCCCGTCCGAGGCGCGTGGCCCTGGCTCGGCCGAGTGCCGCGACGACGTCGTTGACGTCTTCCTCGTCGCGGATAGGCTCGACGAACAGCGCTCTGGCCGTGGGGGTGATCTCACGGCCCTTCTCGCCGTACTTGACGGTCTGCGAACCGCAGTCGATGACCATGACAACGACGTGCCGGTCCTGTGGGCGCTTCACCAGCTGCTCTTGCAGCAGGTAGACGCCGGAGTTCTCTTCGTCGGGCATACCGCCCGCGATCTTCACGCTCATGCTGGCTCCAACTCGGTTGCGTGGTCTTCCAACCACTGCTCGATGCGCTTCTCTGCGCTGTCTTTGGTCTTGAAGTGCTCGGGGCCTTCGCCCTCGTCGTCGTACGTGATCTCGGGGACGATCCACCGCTCGATGCCGACGCGGTCGCGGCAGTACAGGCAGATCTCCGGGACGGGCTTCCGCTTCATGAGGCCTCCCGGTACGGCTCAGCGTTCTCGAGCGCCTCGACCCGCGTTCGCCCCTGCACGGAGAACGTGCGACTCACGGGCACCTCCCAGAGGTCCGGGGTCATCTCGATGGCCTGCCCGATGCGGGCGGCCCGCCAGTTCTCCTGCTCGGTTTCGTCGGTGAGTCGCTGATCGGACCAGCGGTCGTAGGAGTCGGTCACGTGCTCGTCCTTTCCGAGGGCCATCTCGGCCAGAGCGAGAGCCCGGGTGGCGCGGTCGTTGATGCGGTGCAGGGCCGCCGACATGAGGACGACGACGAAGATCAGGGCGAGGAGCTGCGCGGCGGCGTGCCACGGAGAGTCGATGTACGTCATGCGGCCACTCCCCACGTCTTCAGCGCGCGGGCGATGGCGAGCGCGCCCGCCGGCGTCACCTTCAGCGTGTGCATCAGCTCGCCCTTGAATCGCGGGGCGTCGTGGTTCGGAACCGGGGCGAAGTAGTCACGCTTCTCGGCGTAGGCGGAGTAACGGAAGATGCGGAGCTTGCGCTGCTCAGAGTCGGACCAGCGAGTCGACGACTCGACGTAGACCCACCCGTGGTTCACGAGCTCCGCGCGCAGCTGGCTCTCACTGACCCCGAGCGACTTCGCGACGTTCCGCATGAGGCGCAGATCCCCGTCGGCGACGAACGTGTCCACGTACGCGACCTTCGGCTCGTCCTCAGCAGCCCGCTCCTCGAGCTCGGCGACCCGCGCATGGCTCGCCGCGATCGTGCGCTGAGCCTCGAGCACGGCGAGCGCCATGAGCTCAGCACCGCTCGGCGGGTTCACCGCGTAGCTGCCCGTCTTCCGGATGGAGGGAAGCACCTCACTGGTGATCCAGCGGCGGAATGCGATCGCTTCGGCCTTGTCCGACCGGATGACGACGTCGTACATGCCCGCCTCGTTGACGACCGTCATGGCCTGGCGACCACCGGCCGTTTCCAGGGTGTGCTTCGAGCGCACACCCTCGTCGAGGCGAGACGCGACGCGAGCGACCGACTCGATACCGAGGACCGTGCAGAGGTCGGCGAGCACGAACCACGGCTCGCCATCGATAAGCACGGTGCGCACGGCGTGCGAGCCGTACGAGAACGGCATGAGGGCGGTAGTCTGGGTGGCGATGGATTGCGACAAGGTGTTGTCCTTTCCGTGGGCCTCGCAGTTCCAGCTGCGGGGCCTCTTTTCGTCTAGTGGTCTTGCGCTGCGAGCCATGCGTCGATCGCGCTGACCGGGTAGCGGACAAGGCGGCCGAACTTTCTAGGCTTCGGCCCCCGGCTTCCGCCGTCTTGCTTGTCGAGGTAGTGCCACTCCCGCAGGAGACCGGGACGCAGGTTGAGCAGCGCTGCTGCCTCGTCCGTGGTGAGGAACTTCTCGGCGGTTGCTGTGGTCATGACTAGACCGCCGCGAGCCGCTCGGAGGGTGGAGTGAGCAGCTCGTGGACGCGCACACCGAAGTGCTCTGCGATCACCGAAAGCTCGTCGATGGTGAACGGGGAGATGGTGAGCAGGCGTCGCTTCAGCGTTGAGTGAGCGATCCCTGTAGCCTCAGCCAAGCTCTCGATCGACTCACGCTTCTCGGCGAGCAGCGCCCGTACGGATCGAGCCGCCTTGCTGCTGGGAGATTCGTAGTTCATGTGGACTAGCGTAGTTCATATGGCATGACTTGGGGAGGGGCTCGCATAATTGGTCCACATCTGGCATGATCTGAGTCGTGCAGGAATACACACCCACAGAATTGGCCCGTGAGATCGTCGGCATCCTCCGAGGGAGGGCAGCCCGCTACGACGTGACCCAGTCAGAGCTCGCAGCAGCCACCGGCGTATCCCAGTCACAGCTCTCCAAGATGCTGCGCGGCAAGCGCCCCATGGACATCGACGTGATGGATGCGCTCGCCGTCGCCCTCGGGACCACCGTCAGCGAGATCGTGATCGAGGCGGAGGCGGCAGTCGAGGACGATCTCATGACGTCCGCGCGCTTCATCTACGTGATGGAGAACAGGCGCGTTGAGGAAGCATTCGACAACAACGTGACCCCATTCCGCCCGCGCGTGGAGGCGGAGCCCGATTGGGATGAGATCGACAAGGGCCGCAAGGTGGCGAAGAAGAAGTCCTCGCAGGAAGAGCTTGACCCCGACCAGGACTAGTTATGTCGGTGGTCAAGTGGAGCATGGGCCCATGTTTCTCTTCGACCTCGCAGAACGCCTCGGGATACCCGTGCACTGGCGTCGAACCATGGACGACGTCGGCACGTGGTATCCAGACCACGGATGCATCGCCATCCGAGAAGGACAGACATGGGCGGAGGTCCGGTCAGTCCTCGCCCACGAGCTCGGGCACGCGATCCTCAGACATGAGGACGACTCCCCGAAGAACGAAGCAGCAGCAGATCGCTGGGCAGCGAACGCACTCCTCACCGCAGAAGCAGTAGCGGCCTGCGCGCGCCACTACCCGCACAACCCCGAGAAGTGGTGCGCGGAACTCGACGTCACACCCGACATACTCCGGGCTTGGCTCCGCGACCCCGAAAACTATGGCGCAGCCGAGGAGCGCCTCGACCTAGCATCATGAGAGCAGAACAGCATGGCGACCATCCAGAGATACGAAACAGCATCCGGTAACCGCTACCGCGTGCGCTACCGGAAGCCCGACGGCAAGCAAACCGACCGCCGCGGGTTCAAGACGAAGCGGGAGGCCGAGGCCTTCGCCAACACCGTCGAGGTCTCAAAGCTCCGGGGCGAGTTCGTCTCCGACATCGCCGGCCGAGCCACCGTGCGCGATCTCGGCACCCAGCGCCTCGCGCGACGCAAGGCCGTACTGAAGGCGTCGACCTGGCACACCGAAGACTCAGCCTGGCGCGTGCACGTCGAACCGAAGTGGGGCGACGAGTCAATCGGCCGCATACGCTCGAGCGCCGTCGAAGCCTGGATCTCGGAGCTCCACGGGTTCGGCCTGAGCCCCACGTCCATCGCCCGCTGCTGGGGCGTGCTCTACGGCATCCTCGACGACGCCGTCCGGGACAAGCTCCTCGTCGCCAACGCAGCGGCCGGAGTCAAGCGCCCCCGCAAGACTCGAGCGCCCCGCGCCTACCTCAGCCACGCCCAGGTCGAAGCGCTCGCCGCGACGGCGCGCACCGCCGAGCACGGCACGATCGTACTCACCCTCGCCTACACAGGCATGCGGTGGGGGGAAATGACCGGACTCCGCGTACGGCATCTCGACATGCTCCGGCGCCGCATCCACGTCGAGGAGAACGCAGTCCGCGTCGGGTCGCGGATCGTCACCGGCACACCCAAGTCGCACGAACGCCGCTCGGTCCCCTTCCCAGCGTTCCTCGCGAACATGCTCGCGCGGCAGTGCGAGGGCAAAGGCCGCGACGCGCTCGTCTTCGGAAACGGCGTGGACCACATCAAGCCTCCGGCGACCGACCACGCGTGGTTCGCCGCCGCGAGCGACCGATGCCGCACCGTCGACCAAGACTTCCCCGCGAAGATCACGCCGCACGACCTGCGGCACACAGCCGCTTCCCTCGCCGTCCAGTCCGGCGCGCATGTGAAGGCCGTCCAGCGGATGCTCGGCCACGCCTCCGCCGCGATGACGCTCGACACCTACGCCGACCTGTTCGAGGACGATCTCGACGATGTGGCGACGGCGCTGGACAAGGCGCGCTCGACAGCGCTGACCGCTCCCCCGCGTGCCCACATTTTGCCCACACGCTGA